TTATAGTTGGGAATTTTATGGAAGATGGTTACGAAGACCAATAACAATTATTGACAATGACGGCAACGAATTGCCTATTGGTGATCCTGGTTGGATTCCATATATTCCAGGTCTTGGTGTTCCTGTTATATGTAATTCTCCATATACAATTTATCCTTCTAATCTTGGAGGTATTCTAGGTGATTGGATAGATCCACCAAATCCTGGCGATCAAAGTGCTGATGGACCCCCAGAAGGATTTGTTCCATGCGATCAATCTGATTGTCCAGCACTTAATGATTGTAGAACTAATCCAGATTCTCCTCCAAGAAGAATAATTAATGATTTACAAATAACAAAAATTAAATCACCAATCAAACTAATTAAAATACAAATAAATAATTTAGACACTTGTATACCAATATTCTGTGGAAATAATTGTGATGATTACGAACCCTGCGAGTAACATCATATGTCCATTCAATTCAGATCAAGAATAAAATCAACAGTCAACTATTCGAAAATATTGAATGGTATTGGTGTTTGTTGTGATAAGGATGGAAATAAAACACTAAAAGCATTTTATGATTGCTTTAATGATGGTGGTAATTTTTTTCCTGCAAATGACATCAATGATGTTACATGTCCTGGTATAGATGAAGAAAAGGGTTGTTGTTGTTCTTGCTCATTTGTTTCAAACCTTGATGAATTGACTGCAACTATGGGTTCTTGGGATTTTATAACTTCCAAACCATCGCTTGAACAATATTTTGAATCTGGTGTTATATGTAACATATCTCGCTGTGAGTGTGAAAGATTGAATGGAAAATTCACACCATCAACAGAAACTGAAGTCGCGTTATCACAAGGTAATATACAAGACCTATGCTACAAACCCGCACCTGAGTTTGGTGAAGGATATGTGATTGATGCGAGATATCCTCGTTCTTGTTGTTATCTTGAAAGAGATCCGAACTCTGGAGTTCCATTGAATATGGCATGTGAAAATGTCTGTATGAATTCAGATTGCGCTTCTCTAGGAACCTCAACAAATCCAGCAGTATTTGATGTAATGTCATTGTGTGGGCAAAATCTATACATAGATTTAAATGGTGCAAATGGTCTTGCTGTGTGTTCATCTGGATTGAAACTATCCCAGATAACATTAAAAAATACTGTTTATAAAAATCAAGATTTTGGTTCTTGTTATGAATTGGTGCTAGAAAATAATAACTTCACATATCAATGTGAAATTAAACCTAAAATTCTTTGTGAAGGATATTGGGTAGAATCGCAACATTTGAATAATGCATTCTGCGATAACAAATATACTCCAACAGATCCATCTAAAATAAATAACAAATATTCTGTTCAGCAAATGTCTCAAAGTGAGTTTTCTGATTTAGGTTTAAGAATGGGTCAAACATATCAGGGTGGAAATTATATTGGAATATTCCAACCAGGACCACCAATTAATACTAAAGGTTCCTTGCTGAATGGAAATATGAATTTTGATATTCACAGAGATTTTTATCCAGACTCCATTGGCATTGGAGGAACGCATAAAAAATGGGCAATAATCGCAGATGCAATAAATGTTATTGATATACCATTCATTGAAACTGATGAAGATGATATTCACTATGAAACATCAATATGGGATGGATATTATAATGTTTACGGAAATTCTCTATTTTCTGGAATATCAACTAAATTAATGAATACCATCAAATACAAACCAAGAAATGGATTCATTGACTATTACATACCTTCATTGCATGAATTATATTTCTATCTTAAATATGTTAAATCAAATTCTATTTCATACGAACCTGGTTATTATATGACTTCTACGCTTTTCAATACTAAATACTTAAACAGCAAATCAAATAAAACAAAGATAAATAATAAGGGATTCGTTTATGGAGTTGTCATGAAGCAAAATGCTGTAGAACCATTCTCTACTGTTCTGGTAGAGAAATACGACACGGTAAAAGCAATATTTTTTAGAAAAATAGTAATTACTGATTGACAATATATTTACATAGTTTATAATTAATTTTTAAATGGAGGTTTTAAGTGAGTGAAGAAAACATTCAATTTCGTTCAGAAGAGATCAAGCAAGAAACTGGAATTAAGAAAAAATTAAACATGATGCAAAGTTTTGCATCTGCTATAACATCGCGTGGTTTAAAGAACGAAAAAGTAACAAAACCAATAAAACAATTAAGAGTTCTATCCTGCTTTGGTGATAAGAGTCAAGGTGGAGTTCTTCCCCCCTGCGAGCATTTGAAGGAAAGTAGAACAAAAGGTAAGCATTTTTGTGGTGGATGCGGATGTGGGGATCGTTCTGGTACATGGTTAGTTTCTGACGGCGATAAATTTTCAAAATTAGATTATCCAAGACTATCCTGCCCATTACAAATGCCTGGATTTTCAAATTATGAACATGCAAAAGAAGATGAAGGTATTTCTCCAATAACAAGAAGGCATTATATAGAAAATTATCCTTACGAAAAATTAGAAAAAATTCCAGTCACTACATTTGATCCTCCACCGATCAAAAATAAAGATCAACCCCAATCTGCCGAAGAAAATAAATAAAAATTAAGTTAAATCTCCTTATAAATAAAATAAGGAGATTTTTCTATGTCGGCAAACAATCCAAACTCGCGACAGACTTTAATTGAATATGCTCTTCGTTCTCTGGGGCATCCTGTTATTCAAATTAATGTTGATTGGCAACAGTGTGAAGATCGTTTGGATGAAGCATTGCAATTCTTTTCAGAATATCATTTTGACGGTGTTCAAAAATGCTATTTCAAATACCAAATGTCCCAAAATGATATTAATAACAAATATATTTCAATTTCCGACATACAATCTCCAATTGGTGGGATAGATAAACCAAATGGCAACGACATAGTATCAGTAGTAAAATTATTCAGATTTGGAAACTTAACTGGATCTGATATGTTTGATGTTAAATATCAAATGGCACTAACTGATTATTTTGGAATCAATAGAGGTTTACAGGGAAACACTTCTCTTCCTCTTGCTGGATATGATTCAACAATGCGATATATAAGTCTTGTGGAGCAATTGTTTGATCCAGAGAAATCAATAAGATTTAGCAAGGTTACAGATAAAATCTATATAGACAGTGATTTGTCTGGACTTGTTGAAAATGAATATGTAATAGTTGAAGCATATGCAGTTCTTGATCCAGACGAATACCCAAAAATTTATAACGATAGATTGCTTAAAAAATATGTTACTGCTCTTATCAAAAAGCAATGGGGATCAAATATGGCAAAATATGATGGAGTTCAACTTCCAGGTGGAATTACATTTAAAGGTGCTGTTATTTATCAGGAAGCAATTAATGAACTCGCAATGATTGAATCTGAATTACGGGATACTCATGAGTTGCCAGTAGATTTTATGTTGGGATAAACCATGGCAGTAAATCCATACTTCAAAGATCATAGGGGAGAGCAAAAATTACTTGATGATCTTACAATTGAAACAATAAAGGCAATGGGTAGAGATTTGATCTACTTGCCAAGAGAATATTTGAAAATTGATCCAGTATTTGGAGAAGATCCAAAATCTTATTTCAGAGATGGATTTATTTTAGAGATGTATGTTCGTGAAACTTTAAAATTCGGTGGCAACAAAGATATAATGACAAAGTTTGGCGTAACCGTAACCGATCGTCTTACCATTGATCTTTCTATTACAAGATTCGTCCAAGAAGTCACAACAAAAAAACCAGAGATCAAAAAACCAAGAGAAGGAGATTTGATCTATTATCCTCTATCTAAATCAATATTTGAAATTAATTTTGTTGAAGACGAAGAACCATTCTACCAGTTTGGAAGTTTGACGACTTATACTCTACAATGTGAACTATTCACATACTCTTATGAAGATATTGATACTGGATTTACAGAAATTGATGAAGTTCAGAGTAAGAGATCTGATGCTGCAATCAATCTGGGAATCACTGGATCTAGTTACACGCCTACAGTTGAATTTATTGGTGGTGAGACAATATATCAACAAGATGCCTCTGCGACGCTAATAGAAGCGTCATCTGGATCCACTGGAATTCCAACAAGTCTATATATCACAAATGTATCTGGTGAATTTGTTTCTGGAATCACTGTGTATGGAGCAGAATCTGGAGCACAATATATGATTGATGATGTAGAGACAACAAATGTGATCATACCAAAGGATCCAAAATCAGATATAGCGATATTTAATAATGATGGAATTAAAAAACAATCGTATACGATAGAATTTTCATCCGATAATCCATTCTCAGAGAATTAAAAATGTTTTCAATAGAAAATACATTCTACAACGAATCAATAAAAAAAATGGTAACAGCATTTGGTGCTTTGTTTAATTCAATTTATATTGTTAGAAAAAATGAATTGAATGAAGTTACTGAAAAAATTCGGGTTCCTCTCACCTATGGACCAAAGGAAAAATTTATCTACAAGTTGCAATATGAAAGTCAAATTTCAGATGAATCGCATGTTCAGATAACATTACCAATCATAGGTTTTGATATGACAAGTATTTTATATGACACGAATAGAAAAATAAATAGATTAAATAGAAAAATGATAAGTGGTAGATCATCCTATGCAGAAGTACCATATAACATTAATTTTGGTCTTTATGTTTTTACAAGAAATATAGACGACAATCTACAGATAGTTGAACAAATTCTTCCATATTTTGCTCCAGAGTTCATGATATCAATTGATGTTGATGAACTTTATCCTAGTGTTGATATTCCTATTGTTTTAAACAGTGTTGCCATGAATGAGGATTATGAGGGTGGATTTGAAACACGAAGAGCAGTTACAAGTATGTTTGATTTTACTATGAAAGGATATGTCTATAATAAATTTGTACAACCAACAAAGGGAATCATAAAAAATCTCGAATACAATATAGGACTAAGCGGAGAAGGATCAACTGGTCAATACACATATAATTCTGACTTTGGATCTCCAATCTATTTTAGTTCACTAGATACAATAGAGGGATAACATGAATAATAGTGGTGACATGAAATTATCAGAATTTTTAGATATTCCAATCAATGATGAACCAAAATCTTCTGAAGTTGTGAATGCAGATATCGTTCCAATCAAATCAATCAAAAGGCAAAAGAAAGAAGTCATACGACAAGATTTTAATGAAGCAAGACAGAATGTTAAGAATTTAATAGCAACTGGATTTGATGCAATTGATGGAATGATGAAAGTAGCAGAAGCAAGCGATTCGCCAAGAGCATATGAAGTTGTTTCTATTCTTCTTAAAACTATGACTGATTTAAATACAAGTTTGCTGGACTTACACGATAAAGCAAACAAAGCAGAACCACAATCAAATAAGAATATTAAGAATACCACAAACAATTCAATATTCGTTGGTTCTACCAGAGATTTGCAAAATCTAATCAATCAGTCAAGAAGTCAATTAAAATCTATAAACACAGAAGAGATAGAAAATAATGACGAAACATAAAGACGGTTATTTAGGAAATCCAAATCTAAAACCTGTAGGTGTTCAGCAGCAGTTTACTCCAGAGCAAGTAAAGGAGTACATAAAATGCGCGAATGATCCTATACATTTCATTACAAATTATGTAAAAATCGTATCGGTTGACAGTGGATTGATTTCATTTGATATGTACAATTATCAAGAAAATTTAATTCAAACATTACACAATAATAGATTCGTGATTGGTAAACTGCCAAGACAGACTGGAAAGACTACTACTGTTGGTTCTTATCTTCTTCATTATTTACTGTTTAATCAAAATGTTAATATTGCAATACTTGCAAATAAACAAGCAACTGCAATTGAAATTTTAAGTAGAATCAAAATGGCATTTGAATATTTGCCAAAATGGTTACAGCAAGGTGTAGTTGAATGGAATAAAGGTTCTGTTGTTCTTGAAAATGGATCAAGAATTATTGCAGCAGCAACATCTTCATCTGCAATACGAGGTGGATCATTTAATATTATTCTTCTTGACGAGTTTGCTCACATTCCAATTCAAATAGCAGAAGAATTCTTCTCATCTGTATATCCAACAATCACATCTGGTCAATCCACAAAAATGTTTATCATTTCAACTCCAAATGGATTGAATATGTTTTATTATTATTGGAAAGGCGCAATAAACAAACAAAATGGTTATATTCCTGTTGAAGTACACTGGAGTCAAGTACCAACTTATCCAGGTGGTCCTCTGAGAGATGACAGATGGAAACAGGAAATGATAAGCAAGACATCTGAAAAGCAATTTCAGAGTGAGTTTGAATGTGACTTTGTTGGTTCATCAAATACGCTAATATCTTCTAATAAATTACATACTTTAGTTTTTAATAAACCATCATTAAGAACAAAAGAAGGTCTTACAATACATGAAGAACCAATAAGAGCGGATGAGGAAAAGAAAACAGAAGATCACATATATTTTATGACTGTTGATACAGCAAGAGGTCAGGGAAAAGACTATAGTGCATTTGTAGTTGTAGATGTAACTCAATTTCCATATAAAGTTGTTGCACAATATAGAAATAATACAGTATCTCCATTATTATACCCATCAATAATTAGAACTGTTGCCAAAAAATATAATAATGCATATGTCATGATTGAAATCAATGATATTGGATCGCAGGTTGCTGATATATTACACACAGATCTAGAATATGAAAATATTGTTAAAACAAGTTTTCTTGGTCGTAAGGGTCAGACAATCACAGAGGGATTTGGTGGAGCAAAGCAAAGTCATCTTGGTCTTAAAACTTCGGTGAATACGAAAAAAGTAGGATGTGCAGTCCTCAAGAATCTAATAGAGGAAGATAAACTCATAGTTGAAGATTTTGATATCATAAATGAACTCACTACTTTTGTTGCAAAGAAAAATAGTTATGAAGCGGATGATGGTCATAATGACGATCTTGTTACATGTCTTACGATATTTTCATGGTGTACTCGTCAAGAATTTTTCAAAAATTTGACAGACATGGATGTTCGTCTTGCAATGTATCAAAAAGAAATAGAAAAAATAGAAGACGATATGCTTCCTTTTGGATATTATGATGATGGTCTTGATGAGGTTCCATTAGAAGTGGATGAAGAAGAGTGGACTGGAAATGCTAATGATAAATGGTTGATTTTGAATAAAAAAGAATTCAAAAATCCTATTAATATAAATAATTTCAGTGACATTTCTCGCTATGGAATATTTTAGATATCTCAATAGGCAAAATAAAAGTTTTAATATATAAACATATAAGGATTCTTAAAGGAGAGATTTCATGGCAAGACCTAATGTTTCATTCAGAATAAATGATTTATCAATCGTTGGACCACAACAAGAAGCACCAAGCACAAACTGTATTGGTGGAATGTTATCCGTAGACACCCATATCGCAGCACTTGCAACCGTTACCGAACGCGAAGCAGGTCTTATGCTTATAACAAATACAAATGATTTATATGCAAGACTTACCGCAATGGTTAATGAATTTGCTGGTGGTGCTACCTTTATGAATGGTGTAACTGCCTACTCAATAGGCGAATGTGCAGCATCATATATCAATGGTACTTATGCTGGAAATGCATTTACATCTGGACAGACATATACAGATGCCCTTGGTAATGGAGAACTTAACGGAATTAGTGGTGGCAGAACCGCATTTGCTGCTGAATTCTGGGCAAT